CACCACAAGACCTGTAACGGCGCTGAGAGTGGCTGACAATGCGTCTAGCGACTGGTTAAACAGATCGGTGTAGGCAACTGGTGTAGGCATTAGGCAACCTGTGCGCGGTTGACACCTAGCAACTGTTTGATCATTGGACTAAGTCCGTTAGACCCACCAGATACCATGCCATCAAACGAGGCGAAGTCACTTACCGATCCCCTTTGGCGATACAGAAACGCACCATAAGCGCGAGTGCCTAGACCTACGGCAGTTGATGGCAAGACCGTTAGTGAGTCTTTGTAGCCTGCCTCTTGCCGTCTAAGAAAACAGAACGCTGACGCTGCTGCCGCACAGATCGTAAGAAACGCTGCGTCTGCGGCCGTTGCTGTGCCTATGCCGAGATAATCCTCGACATCCGTTGCTGACACCCAAGTGCAAACTTGCGTATAAGTAATTGTGCCAGAATAGTCAACCACAAAATTGACGTTTGTACCTGTGCACGCATAAATGATTTGGTTAGGTCGAGGCTCGTTTACATTAAAAAGAAACTCGCCAGTAGTTGAGTCAACGCCAGTGAACTCGTATTGAGGTAGGTCAAGTACCTTAAACGTGCCTGCAAACGGCGCAGACAATCCACTAACCGTGATGTTTTCGCCTATAGCAATCTCTGTTGGCTCAAGCGTGCTAATGCACGCGTAGTTACCAATTAGTTGTTTAGTGGCGCTGGTGTAAGTTGCCATAGCGGTCTAAGTCCGCTACAGACTAAGCGATTACGATGCCCTGAATAAACGATGACTTGGCAACAAATGTCGAAAAGTAACCGTAATAAGAGAACGTCTTGCTCAGTGTGGATGGATTGTCCACTGACAAGATGCCTTGTTGAGCCTCGTAGATCTCAAAGCCCGGTGCGTAAACAACAAGCATCGTGCCGGATGCAAAGTTGTTATCAACAACTAATTGCAAACCCATGACGTTCATGTTGTTGTAGCCCATGCCGCCAACTTTGCCGATTGAGTTTTGGCCCATAATGCCATCGGTGACATAACCCAAAACTGGTCGCTTGTTGCTGTCCAACTGTGCACCCAACTTTTCCCACACGTCTGGTGACACGCACAAGTGTGTTGGAAAGTAGTTGCTGTCCTCTGCAATTTCGCGTGCTGCGTCATACAAAGAACTGATTAACGATGTTGGATCACCAGCGGTGACAGTCCATGTTGATCCTGATGCGGTCTTGCCGGCAACAAGTGCATCGGCTGCAACGTCATCAGTCTTAATCAAGTACTCACCAGCAAGATCGTTAAGGATCAAGTTCATTGCTGCTGGATCTGTAAAGTCCATGTCTTGTCGAGTAATTGTTACTTGACCAGCAACCGTTGTTTTGGTAACGGTGTTGGATGCGATCACCATTGTGGTTGCACTTACTGCACTGCCCTCAGTCTGAGTTGCAGCGCTTGTGTGCGTGGTAATTGTTGGCCTAACAAAAGTTTTGCTAGGTGTGTTTGGCATTGAGCGTGCACCAAACGCGGTGACAACTGGTCGCACAAAGTTGAGGTCTTGGAATAGTGGCCCAAGTACTGGCACTGGCAAGAGTCCCGGTGTATCGGTGGTAAGGATGTCACCAGCGGCGGCTTGCAATGCTGTCTGTTGCAACTTGACTGCATCCTTGTATGCGGCGTTCACGTTGTGGAAAGTGTCTCCACCTGCGTGCAATGCTGCAAGGTATTCGCCCGGTGTTGGCATCTTAAATGTGCGTTTTGCTTGTGCAAAAATTGGTGCAGTTGGGATAGTTGCCTCGACTGCTGGTGTTGCTGTTTCGCTCATGGGTTCTGTCTCCTGTGTAGGTTCTGTTTCTATAGTACTTATTTCTGGCTCATCTTGTGGGATACTCGCCGCAACTTGTGTGATGATGCTGCCCTCAAATGCTGGAATTGGCACGAGGCTGAGTTCTTTCCAATCGGCTGCCTCAATAACCATTACGCCTTTGTCATCATGCCATTTGGTTGGATTGATACCGATTGACACGCTAAACACGCCGTCTGCCGCCAAAATTAATGCCTCATCTCCAGCGCGTGTGGCAGATACTTTTGCCGTAAAGAGCATTGCGGTCTCAGTAGATACACGTTCCGTGACAATTCCCACTGGCTGCGTTGAGTCATGGTATTGGAATAGTCGAGGCTTAGTTCCATCTATTGGTAGCGCGCCGGCAAGGATTCGTACCGTTGTGCCGTCTGAGACTGTTGCATCTACGCCGTAAGGTACGGCCACACCTGTAATGGTGCGGCGTGGCAAGTTGTCCGGGCCTGCTGCGTCAACCGATAAATCTTGTGCAATAAAATTAATCATGATGAGTACGGTACTCCAGTTGAGCGTGGTGGTTGTGGCATTTCATTTATCTCGGCTTTTTCCATTAGATCGCCGTCAATAAAATCGTCAATGTCAAACTCAACACAAGTGTTGTTTGGCAAAATGTTATTGGCCGAGAGTGTTTGTGTAATGCACTCTGCGATCTGTTTGCAGCCAAATGTCCACAAGTCTTGGCGTGCCTCAGTGCTATTGGTATAGGCGTATGAGCCAACCGAGATATTTAGTAAGTATGCAGGTACTCCACACACGCGAGACATCTCCATAGCCTGAAACTCTGCCGAGTCAACTAAGAGCATCTTGTCTGGTGATGTGGCTGTCTCGATGTAGTGCACCTCTGGTGATAGCGCTGCCGTTTGGTTAGTGGCGCGCGCTGCGTTAAACGATGCGGCCAAGTCTGCAAGTTCGGTGCTGGAAAGTGGCTCTGATCCAGCCTGCACTTGCAACACTCCAGCCGGTATTGCACTAGACGCATTGCGATAACGTGCATCCTCAAGTTTAATAGATGTTGCAATTGCTTTAGCCGATGAGTAAACAATGCCCGGCTGACCGTTAAGAAACTGCACTAGATCATTAGGGTTTATTTCGCCGCCGTTAAAATACACTTGTTTTGATGGTGCAAACCATACGCCAGACGGTACGCCTGCTTGATCCATTGTGTTGCACATTGCGGCTGGTAAACGTGTGAAAGCGGCAGGGTAGCCATCGGCGGTGCGTTCTGTGATGTACCAAAAGGCTCGACCAAACATCATGAGATCTGAAACTGTCCACGACAAAATATGGTTGTTTGTGTTTACGCGATCAATGCGGCGTAGCCAAGATCGAGGCGCAAGAGGCACTTGTTCCATTTCCTCGCCGTTCCACATCTCTGTGTACATCTTTAATTTCATTGATGCAATAACTGACGAGATCAATTGTTGTGCGCGCGCAATTGTTGGCACGCTCATGGCTTGAGCAAAGAGCGCACCCTCTGTGTAGGTGTAATACTGGCCCACCATTGCAGCACCTTGATTGCCACCATAACTTGAGCCAGCGGCAGCGGCTTTAGTTGGCGGTGGTGAGATCGCCGCTTTAGTTTTAGAGAATATGGCCATGCTCTTAGTGTGTCACAATCTGTCTAGTTTGTGGTGGCATCGGCCCGGTATGCGATGCGGTATCCCGACGATAAGCAAGCATCAGGCCGATGCCAATAACACATTAGAGGCTAAACGCTGATGATCGTGGGCTTGTTTGCAAAGATAGGTTTTGAGGCAAGAGCGACTGCAAAGACCATTGCTCGACACGCTGAGATATCACCCGGTGATCTAGTGCTAGACAACGTAAGCACACCGTTGTGCTTGATCGCTACAGCGCGCTCTACCTGATCTATCAATTGCGCTTGCCCTGAGTGCGTGATCCGTTTCTCTGTAATAAGCGCTCTAACCGCGCCTGTCCACTTGACCACCTCACGATGGCCAACCACACTTTTGCGATGCGCGTAGATCGGTGGGCAATGCAAATCTATAGATGGAACTAACGCCAGTTTGAGCATTGGTGATTGCTCAATCTCGGCTGCGACATATTCCCACATTTCTTTTATGGTGTCTGCCACAAACACGATGCGGCAACGTGTGTAGAGGCCGTCTTGTACGGCGCGCACACCCACATATCGTGACTCATCAATTGCAGACTCGATTGCCAGCACACCGCCAGTGGGCATTGGTAGATCGTTGGCTAGATCAGTAAATTGGCCCGGCTCAATCCATGAGTGTTGTGATTGCACAAAGATGTTGACAGATGCGCGCAAGAAACTATTGCGGTCTGGTGATTGTGCCTCTGCCTCGATCACGCTCATATCTAGTAATCCCTCTGCCAGTGCCGGGTTGGAATACACCCATGCCTCTCTGGTCATATAGTCCATGATCGGTGGGCTGAACTCGGCAAAGTAAAGCGATGTGTTTTTGCCTGAGTCAATTGCGCGCAAGCCTTGTGATCGCCACCTGAGCATGGATTTGGATGACGCATCGCCAGCGGTGCTAAAGCCTGCCAGCAAACAATTTTTGCGTGTTCGCATTGTTGGCATAAGACCGTTATCTACGGCATCCTCACTGACTGCCCACCACTCATCTATGCAGCACAAGTCAACTGTGTAGCCGTGACCTACACCGGGCGTGGCGGCTCGTGGCATCCATTGTGAGCCGTCTGGCATTGTGAGCACTTGTCGGCCGTAAGACCAGATGATTGTTGCACCGAACTTAACCTCAAGAATTGGCGCAAGATAATTAAACAACACAGTGCTCAAATCAAGTTTGTGGCTGACAGAGATCACCAGTTGTGGCTCACCGCGTGCAGCGCCTTGAGTAGCCAGCCACCAGCCGATCAGTGGCGCTAGGCATCCTTTTGTTTTGCCGTTTTGTCTGGCCACAGATAAGTAACCAACTCGATGCACCCACACCTCTTTGCCATCCACCACGTTGTATGCCGTCATCCCTGCAAGCACCCGGCGTTGCCACCTCATCAATTTTACGCCGAGTATGTTTTCCGCAAAATCTGCAATGTCTTGAGAGTGATCCAAACAACCACTGTGCGCGGTCGTTTCCAATCTTGGCTGATCGCTGACAATGCCAGCCAGTTCAGGCCGATCTCCCAAAACCCTTGCTGGTGTTGATTGAGATAGGATAATAGGTGAGACGGGGTCAGGAGTTGTCTCAGAAAAAAAACGCTTTGAGTGTTCGGGTTCTAAAGCCGTTTTGTTATTTAAGTTTTCTAAAATTATTTTTTGATTTTCTAAAATTATTTTAGGTTTTTGTTTTGGCCGTGTGCGTTGGTCATCGCGCGTTGCTCGATACTTGTTGCCACGCGTTGCATTGCATTTGCGACAGGCTGGAACGAGATTGTCCAACTCGGATGTGCCACCGCGATCTGTCTCAATCAAGTGATCTGCCTCTGATGCAGCGTTGATGCCACACCAATGACACGGGGGATTGTCACTCAATATCAGTTTGCGATTGCGTTGGTACGTTGCTGATGCGTGCTCTGTTGATCTACGTTTAGCCGGCATGGTTGTGCTCACGCGCTGCGCTTGTGCTACCGCGCGCTATCGCGCTTGCTTGCAATGGATGGTGTTGACGTTGCATGACGGGCTGCTCTCTATTGTGTCGGTTTGTTAAGTGTATGTCATCTGTATGTGTGTATCGAGACAGAGTGATGATGCTCTACCCATCGGGCTGCCTCAATCCGATTACCTT